ACTATTATTTAGTCAGAATATCAACACAAAAGAGGTTCGGGTTTACAAAAATAAATGCCTACGCACTTATACCTAGTACTAAAAAAGCACCCTTGAGGAGTTTCCTCTTGAGTGCTTGTCGTCTTGCTTTTGCCTGACGTAATGCCTGTGGTTTAAGTTTTCGTTTGAGATCCTTCTTTGAATGATGGATCCAGTTTGGAGTATTCATTTTGCCAAATGCGAGAATCCTTTGATCTTTTCAAATTTTAACATACTTTCAAACTTATCATGCATATCTGGTTTATGAGATATGACAAAAATATTAGTATCCTTAATAACGTATCGGATAATTTTTAAGAACTCATCTGTTCCCATACCATCAAGTGAACTATCAAACACCTCATCCATTATAAGGAGATTGGTATTGACAGAGTTCTTCATTCGAGCAACCTCTCTCCAAGTAAACAGGAGTGCTAGGTCAATTCTCATCTTCTCTCCTTCACTAAAAGAAGCGTAAGAAAAATCTTCATGGATTGGAGACTGTACAGTTTCATTGAACTCTTCATCAAGTGTGAAGTTGATGTAGAAGTCCATCTTTTGAAGATATCTATTGACTTGCTGATTTATCAGAGGTAGATACTTCTTAATGATTTTAGTCTTAACTCCACCATCTCTAAGTAAACTATAAGCAAAATCATGATAACTTATAGTATCCTTTCGAGTGGATAGTTCTTCGTATGTAGTTTTTAGTTTGTCTTTAAAATTAGTTAGCTTCTCATGTTCAGTATTTCTATCTGCAAGTTGTTCGGTAAGTTTTTGAATTTCCGATTCAAGATCCCTGATTTGTCGTTGACATCCAGAAATTCTAGTATTGTTTTTAGAAATGCCATGTGTTAGTGAAGTAACCTCCTTTGATATGGTAGTGAATTGATGCTCTCGCTCTTCTTCCTCTTTAATTGCCTGTTCTAGTTCTTTATAACCAGATTGCAACTCTTTTGCTTTAGTTTGAGCATCGGTAATTTTATTTATTCTGAAGTCCTCCTGAATGTCCTGTCTACAAGTAGGGCAAACAGTATGTTCTGTGAAAAACTTATGCTCTTTGGTAATGTTAGATACCTTATTAGATATTTTTCCTTTAAGGTTTCCTAACTCACGTAACTTTATTGTAGCTCCTGTTAACACTTCTTGTTGTTTTGTAAGATCAGAAGCTTCATTTTCCAATTCATTATTTACTAAAACATAATTATTTGATTCCTCAAGTAAAGTAGTAATTTTTACTTTATTATCATCTATTCTTCCCTTACCTTGTTGTTCCAATTCTTCTATAAAATTCTCTTGCATCTCCACTTTATCATTTAGAGATTCTTTCTTAAGTTCAAATGTTTTTATTTCTTCTCTAATCAATCTAATCTTATCTTTAATTAAATTATTCATGGAAGAGAAAATCTTAATATCCAAAAGATCCTCAATCACTTCTCTTCTATTAGATGCAGTTAATTGCATGAATGGAACAAAAGCACTACTACCCAAAATAACAATCTGAGTAAATGACTTATAGTTCATCTTAAGAACATTCTGCTCCAACCACTTCTGTTGATCATTTGCAGAAGCAGATTGATCTAATAAATTTCCATCCCTCCATATCTCAAATATATTTGGTTTGATTGCTCTTATAACTTTCCATTGAGTTGGTCCTATAGAAAACTCCACCTCAACTCTACAATCCTTTTCATTAACTGTATTAACTAACTGACCTTTACTAATTTTACGGAATGGTTTATTGAATAAACTAAAAGTCAATGCATCTAATATAGTACTCTTTCCAGCACCATTAGTTCCTACTACTAGTGTTGTAGAATTTTTTGCAAATCTAGATTCACTATCCGTTTGGAAATTTACTTCAATGAATTGATTGCCAGTGCTTAAGAAGTTTTTCCAACGAATATTTTCAAATATAATCATGTTCAGTAGCAGGGGGTATTACAATGTCATTTTGTGTGATGACTGCATAACGATAATCATGCATTTGACACGTTTTCATCATGATCTCATCTTCAACTTCAATTACATGCATTTCGGGACTTCCCTCATCTTCTAACATCATAGCATACCGAAGAGCATCATCTTCATCTTCAAACAGATAAAGGATGTGTTCCCCATCATCATCGGGTACAGAATAAGCACCTTCATTTTCTTTTCCCTCTACGGTTATTATATACATTATACTTGCTCACAAGCCTCTTGGTATATTTCTTGTATAATTTTATGTATTCTAGATTTGTCAAGATCTATTTCGGCCTCATCAATATACCTATCCAACACTGAGATAGTATCTTCAGATTCAAATGCTTCAAAATCTGCTGCCTCCTGAATAGCAAAGTTTTCTACTACTTTGAGTTCTGCTACATTGGATGAATATAACTTATCAACAAATCTTTCAAACTGACCAATATCAGATTTCTTACGAACAATAATTTTTACAATCTTATCTTCATAGGATCTACTATCAAATGTCTGGTAATTAGTATCCTCATAATAAATGATATGATGAAGTCTATGTGGATTGTTTACAGGAGTATGTTCAAAAGTCTCTGTATCCCATAAATGGAATCCCCTTTCAGTATCATTTACATCACCCCAAAACATCTCATAAGGATTGCCCAAATAGTGAACAGGTTCTCTTATCGATCTGCAATGATAATGTCCAGAATATACTTTATCAAATTTATCAAATGGAGTAGTTGCCATTCCATGCTCCATCACATGTCCAGCAGTAGCTTGGAAACCATTTAATTCTAAATGACCCATCACTACCTTACAATTAGATTTTTCAACTCTCTTGAATGTTTCCTTTTCATTCTCATTATTAATCCAAGGAACAAAAAGAACTTTAGCATCTCCTATCTTTACTTCTTCTGTTTCTGCATATACCTTTACGTTATTATATTCTCTCAACAATAAATCAACTGCATTTATATCATTTGTATTCTTATAATATGCTGTATGATTACCAACAATGGTATGGACAGTAATGCCCATCTCTTTTAAACGATCAAAATAATTATCTTTTGCCCATGCCAATGCATTGAAATTAATTCCTGTGCGATTATCAAAGGTATCACCCATATCAATAACCGTAGTGATACCTTCCTTTTCTAAAGTAGGAAAGAAAGTATCATTATAAAACTTCAGAAAGTAATCGTGAAAAAGTTTTGAGTTTTTTCTTGCTCCGAAGTGCTGATCAGTTATGATTGCAACTTTCATTAATTACGCAATTTTGAGTGAACAGCATCTTTAATTGAATTATAGTCCGAATAATTAGATCCGTCAATCTGATTGTTATCATCAAATACTTCTTGATAACCAGACTTCTCAATAATCTTATTCTTAATTTCTAATTGGCGTTTCTCTCTTTGTATCCTACGGAGAAATGCATAATGTATGATCTGAGTAAAGTAAGCAAAAGGATTTTTAGATTTCTCTGGATTAAAGTTGTGTATGTATTGAACACAGTTCTCTATCCCATCAGAGATCATGTCCTCCTTGAACATATAGTTAACAAAGTTTGGTTTGAATGATAGATGATTAGCAATCTTTAAAAAACACTCACCAATATACCTTGGTATAACTGGTTTAGTTTTATCTTGTATTCTGGCAATCTCAATGTCTTCTTGGTATCTAATTAAAGCAGCAAGAAACTCCTTGTTATTCACATAATGTTCAGATCTTTTTCTCTTAGCCATAGGTCTAATTATTGCCATAAGTCTTTATCACTATTATGTAGATATTATAACACTTCTAAAGATAGTTGACAAGGTATTGAAATAACGTTACAATAACTCTGTTAGGGTTGAAGGGAATATATTAAGTATCTTTAGGATTATTGAGTTTAAACATCTTCTCTAAATTCTCTTTAGCATCTTTTACGTTAGATATATAACCCATTCTTCTATTAAGTTTATGTTCATGTTCGGTTCTATGAGCATCTCTAAGATAATGTTGATACATCATTATCATTTCCATATCTGATGATTCAGATAAAGTCATAACATTATCCATATTAATAATAAACATATCATCTTTAGTAGTCTTTAACCAAGGTTCTACTTTATATCCTACTAGACCACCTTTATTTTTTATTTCACTTACAGTAACAGGAGTGTGAAGAATAAGCATGGTTCTATCTTCTTCTTCCGAGGCCGCAACTTTTGCGAATACTTCTTCCCCAGAATTTAATTTTATTGTTGCATAGAAGTCGTCTTCAATTCCCATCTTTTTTAAGTTGTACGGTTACTATTTCATAATTGAAATTTTCTTCATTGTAAATTTTGATTCTTTCAATAAAGTGATTTAATGTGTAATTTTTTTTAGAGTTGTGAGTGCAGTCATCGGATATATCATAAAGAGTTGCTTTCACTTTGTTAGTTGCTTTTCTAAGAATACGTCCAATGCTTTGGAGATTTCTAACTCGTGATTTTGACGGTGAGGCAAAGATAACATTATGGAGGTTTTTAATATTAATGCCAGTACTAAATGTTCCATAGGAGGCAACGATGACTGCATTTTTTTCTTGCTCCGTAATTTCACGAATTAATTCTCTTTGTTCCGCATCCACACCACCATGAACAAAGAAAACTTTTCTATTATCTTGTTTGCTATTATTTATCTTTTCATGTAACACTGCACCGTGTGCTTCTACTCTACTATACAATACAAGAGTATTTCCTTTTAGATCTAAAGTTAGATTTTTTATAAAATTATTTCTCTTCTCATGAGATATTAGATATTCTATTTCATCATTATAAGTATCAAACTTCTGAGGAGGATGTTTTAAAATAATACATTGTATATCTAATTGAGAAAGGTGTCCTTGTCTCATTAGTTCATCTGTTTTAGTTACTTTGTATGATGGACCAAACAATCCCTCTAAGACCCATTTATGAGTCTGTGTGCCGTCTAATGTTCCAGTAAATCCAAATCTATACTTAGCATGATGAAGTTTTGTCATTATAGATATAAGTGACTTACTTTTAAATAAGTGAGCTTCATCACCAATAACCACATTATAGTCTTCAAAAAAGGATCTATCTAATTTATAGACAGATTGCCATGTGGTTATAGTAACAGGAAGTTCATTTGTTTTTTCTTTTCCTGCGTAGATACGGTGGCAAAATGAATCAGCATCCCAACCATAATCTTCAAAGTCCTTATACATCTGCTCTACAAGAGATGTCGTTGGAACAACTAAGAGTATTTTTTGAGATTTACCAACGTAATATCTTACAAGAGAATAAATCATCAAAGATTTGCCTGAAGCAGTTGGTGATATCAATAGCTTTCTATTATGTTTTAATGCATCACATACTCCCTCAACTTGGTATTTTCTTGGACTATGGGAACAGATGGATTTCATATAATCCTTAACACCTTCATATGATATCCCATCATTTATCTCATAAGGAGTTCCATAATATTCATTATCTACAAATTTATATGTGTAGTCGTGTCTCTGGCAGAAAGAAATAATTCTATCTAATAATCCAATATAGATTCTCTTTGATCTCATATCAAAAAGATGTATCTCACCATTCCAATTTCTATTCCTATATTGAGGCATGAACTTTGCACCCTCTACTTCAAAAGTAAAGTGGTCTCTCAATTCATACTCAATATGAGGTTCTGAATCAACTTTTAAAAATACTTCGTTGGCCTTTGATATTACGACATTGGCCGTTGTGTCAATCACTTAACCCATGCATCTATGGGTATTTATGAAGTTATGTCAAGCTCCTCTCACATTATCAATTTTTTAAATCCCTTTGTCTTCTTTGGTTTCTTTGGTTTTACTTTAAATGTTTTTTCTGTTTCTGCTTTGGCATAATTACCACCACCATCATATTCAGTTCTATTTGCTTCCATTGTTTTGAGATATTCATCTTTGTCACCTAGTTGCTCTGGATCTAAAGCATTACCATACCTACCTTTACCTGTAGTATCATACCAAAGATTTCCTGCAATAGATACTCTTGCTTCATCAGTTCCATAGAAAGGATGAACAGCGTGCATCAATGAAGCAGGGAAGAAGCACATACAATTCTCAAATTGTTTTCCTAATTGATATGACATACTTCTGATACCACCAAGTGAATCAGTATATTGGAACTCAAATGTTCCTGCTTTTCTATTATCTTTTTTAATATCTTGGAACTGTGGTAAATTACACTGGTCTTCCCATTCTGTTGGGATCTTCATCCAAATAGCAAATGAATAAACACCACCATGAAAATGGAATGGATTAAAATC